ATTTGGTATACTAATCTCTGTGGTTCAAAACAGTAGATTTTACTGTCGGGGAATATCTTGCATAGCCAACTGGTAAAGGTACCGATATTAGCACCAATATCCAAAATCACTGGTTGATCTATGTTAGACAAATAACTGTAACAAATTTCTGCTTCTTTGGTACAGCTATTGCCATGATCTAATAAGAATGCTGCTTGCCCTACACCTAGTTCATTTCTATCAAATCTATTAATGATCATTAGCCCATGGTCGCAGGGTAACAGAACATTTTTACGCCGACGGTCACTGACATTAATTGTCATCAATTACTTTGTATGTGCAGAAATAAAGTAATTGTAAGTGGCCAAACCTGAATCTACTGTGATTTGCATTGCACCAACATCGCTGATCTTCATGGTTTTGTTTCCTACCAAACCCAAGATGCCGATGATTTGATTAACTGGCCAGGACCAAGTATTTTTCAAATGACCGCTGACATCATGTTCAAACACAAAGTTACCAGCATGACTGCTATGATTACCAAAGTGAAACATTAAGTTATGATTGCGAGTTTCAGTGCGAAATACAGTTTCTTCTGCGTTGGCCTGAGCCTGCATCTTCAACCTTAAAATACTGTTTGCACTAGGTTCGAATTCGATAATCCATGCAGGTGACTTGAAATTATAAGTTTTAAGTTGTTCATCGACAATCTTAGATGACATAAACCTATAGTTATTGGCAAAGTCGCCAACTGCGTTTTCAAAATTAATACCATCTAGTTCGCCGGTGCTGGCATGTTTACTTACTGTAAGTTTGGCATTTTCTTTATACTCATTGAGATTCAATAGAATCTTTAGTTTGTTGAGATTAGGCATACCAAAGGTACCTTCAAAGTCTTCAATGGGTGCAGCGAACTCGCCGTGGATAACCACAGATTTGTTTTCGGCCATACTGTAGATTTTGGTTTTTTCCTTGCTGCCAGTAATTTTTAATACATCAATGAACCCTAGATCATAAGTGTGTTGAACTAGATCCAATAATTGATCTTTCATGTTTTCTCCTTGAACTGTATATTATATAACTTATTTAGATTTTTGCAATAATTTTTGCTAGAGTTTGTCCACCTCTCAATGAACTAATTTCTCCAGGCTTTTGTATTTCCCACCAACTTATGCCGGTTAGATCTCTGTAAGAAAAAATAGTATAGTATCCCAATGACATGATTATTTTTTTCAACCGATCTCCGGGTACATAGGAATTGATTCGATTTTCTGCCAGGTCTATTTCGTGACTGTAATTGCAATCGTTAAAACTAAACGAACATATACCACCGGGTCTCAACAATTTAAAAATACCACTGAGATATCTTTCTATAGTATTGATATCTTTGAAGTTGAAGAAATAGGCAGCAACCACCAAACCAAAATTGTTTTGTGGTAAAAAGTCTAAACCACCTTGATAATCTAACACATAGGGACGCAACCGATTTTGGTATTCTCTGGGATATTGACCAACTGTTTGATCGAGAATTTCACGGTTATGATCAATAAGATATAAAGGATCACAACTGACAATCGATCTTAGATCAGTCAATGCACTGGGTCGAAATACACATGCAGGGAAGATCCAATTACTGTGTGATTGAATCTTATTTTTAATTAGTGTTTCAGTTTGAGAACTCAACCGCCATCTTACATTTCTAATATATTCAGCACTTTCAATGATTGATCCAAAATGTCGCTGACTGTCAATAAGATAATTTTTGTGTAATATCTCTGTTGTACTTTTCAAAAATTGTAATTGCTGATTAATACTGTCTAGAAACTTTTTATCCAATGTTTCGTAGTCATTGGACAATTCAGCGAAGTCAGTGGGAAACTTGGCCAGTTCCAAAAACAATTCTTGCCGCGTTTTTTGTCCGGTGGCTAGAAAAAATTCTCTTTGCAGGAATTTTAAGTAGTCAATGTTCTTAACTATTTCACTGAGTTTCATTCTTCTAATTCAAAAAATAAACTAAAGGTATTTTCTGTATTGGTGCTTTCTTTGATATTCCACCTTAGTACACCCAATAGATTTTCGACCTTTTGATCTACAATAGTTGATTCCATTGAGCTGTCATCGAAGGGCAATTCCTTAAACCATTCTGGTAATCGAGTTTCATCAGTGGGATATCCTACACTGGTATAGCCCAATGGATTGGTTCGCAATTTACAGACAATAGTTTTCATACCATCAACAATTTGTAAACTGTAGTTGTCACTGTGCATACGCCTAAGGCTGTTCCAATTTATTGCAGCACGAACATGACCGGGCATATTGGCACGACCTAATTGTTGTTCTTTTTTTGCGTAACTAGTTAAGTTGTTGACTCGTTTAGGTGTACCTTTTTCCCAAGCTGGCCTTTTGGCAAATTCTGTTTTGAAAGATTTTATTTTTTCAATGATTACAGATTGTTCAGCACCAGACAAGACATCCTTTAATATATCGTTGAGAAACTCCTGCACCAGTTTTGGTGTATCTGATCTCTTAAGATCTAGACCCATGGCCTTGATCTTACCTGGACTGTCTTTGTCATACCTACGACCTTCTTTGTCATAGTATAACAAAGCATACCTTTTCTTAGTAATAAACAATCCTCGTTCGGCAACAATCTCTCGACCACATCGGATCACAGATCCTCGCTCGTCTGGGCAATTAAAGGCCTGTGACATAAAGACAGGAAAGCTGCCATTGACTAGATCAGCAATATTGTCATAGAGTTCTATGGCAATGTCTTTGTTCCAAGCAGTAGTTCCATTTTCGACATTTTCACGAAGAATGGGCCAAGCAGAAAAGTAACAGGAATCTGTGTCATTATATATTATACTTCGACCTAAATGATTTTTATCATTGTCGATGATATAATTAATTTCTTCCGTCATATGGCGTGTGATCGATCGGCCGCATAAAGTAGTGCTTTGACCAATTCGTTTGTCAAAGAATCTACAGCCGGGATTAAGAATCGCACCATAGAGGCTATTCAAGTTAATTTTCTTAACTAGTTGTCGCTTGTCCCAGTATTCTTCTTGTTCACGATTTTCAGCTTCTTTAAGTTTGGCCTGCATTTGTTTTCTTTCAGCATACCAACGCCGGAGTAGTCCAGGAACCACACCTTCTCTTTCGCCAGTAAAGATAGTTCCATTGGCACTAAGCATCCATGTTTTTTTGCTGTGAAAGATTATATTGTAGACCTCTGCAGCAGAATGTTCTGTTTCTTCGCCATTTTGCCAGTCAATGATTAAAGTTTGATCTGTTCTACGATCCATTACAGACGAATACTCTAGACAGGCAAACAGACCTTCCCAAGATTCAGCAAAGCTCATACCTCTGGCCATTCTGTCACGGATATAACTTTCTGTCATAGTCTGACGAATTTGTCCCACAATAGTTTCCGGGCCCATATTCAACGCACGAATAGTGGATGGATATAGACTGTTGATATCCACACTGCCTACATACTCATGTATGCCTTTTTTTGGATAGGCAACATAAGCACCGGCAGCTTGTAGATCTTCTGTGTCGCTGTTGTCCTTTCTATTAGGCACAACCAAACCACGGTCATGTGCTTCATTAATAATGGCCTGTTCCGTAACTGCAACCGCACCCATTGTGGTCGGCAACAATACAGTATTTTCATGTGCTAGTGTATTGGCCAAATCAAGAAATTTAAGTTTCTTATCTAGTCTGGCAATCAATGCCACATCTTCCCTGTTATAAAGAATAAATTTGCCGAATTCTTTGTTGTAGAGTTGATCGAGTGTGCCTTCATAAGCGACCTTACTACCTACTCCCTCGTAGTCACCGATGGCATCTAAACTATAACTGTGTCTTTCCTCATAGGTGTATTTTCTGTAGAGTTGCATATAGTCCATATGCACACGACCAATTAAATCAAATGTGATATTTTCTGCACCGAATCGTTCGAAAGTTCTTTGTTTGGGCATTTGATCCCATAGGCAAAACCTTCTTGTATCATCTCTGCTCAGTACTCTAGTAGTACGCATCACCAAATAAGGAATATCAAATCCTTCAGAATTCCAACCACTTAGCACATCGGCGTCGTCTATGAGTTTGAGAAAAGTATCAATTAGTTCATGTTCACTTTCGCAGACAAAACAGTTATCAAATTCTGCTGCTACCTTTGATGCCTGGTCAAATGACACAGTCTGTGGGGGTATCACTAAGGTAACCAGTTTATCTAACCAGTCGAGATAAAGAGAAATAGCAGTAATTGGATTAAAAGGATCTTCAGGCCGACTGTAGCCTTTCACAGGGTCAAAGTCAACTTCGATATCGAAGAATGCTGTATGCAGTCGTGGCGGCTCTGTGTTTTTGTAATTTTCTTCTAAGCAGCGGAAAGTGGGATTGATATCCGATTCGTAGATGGTCTTACCGTGATGCAGTCTAAGTTCTTTTCTAAACTCTTTGTTATGTCGACTTTGAAACTTACTGATCGGAGTATCATAGATGGACCTATATTTGCCTCTAGGGTCGTCATAATAGAAAATATAATTTGCAGGATATTCTTGATAGAGACGATGGCCGTCTCTTCTCTCCACAACATGTATACGATCTTTTTCGCGATCGTAAAGGCAATCGACGTAACTAATAATAATTCTCCTATGGAACTATAATTATAGTGTACGGCCAACGGTTTCTAAAATATTTTCCAGCAATTCGTGATCTTGTTTTTCTCGACCAAATTCGGCCTTGTGAGCTAGTCGAATTGCCTTTTTAAGAATATTAGGTTTGATTTCTAATTCTTCTGCAATAGCTTTAATAGTATCACTGAGACCGGCATTAAGTGTTTCAACTTCTTGCATGACCTGCATACCTTCGTTGATAAGGCGGCCTAGTTTGGCCTTTTGTTCGGCGGTAAACATTTTATCTGACATAGTTTGTCCTTGAAAAACTGTATTATATGTTATTGCCCAACAAAACGCAAGCCTCTGACTGATTATTTTTCGTCAATGTAGTCCTGATTTAGGTTTCTTTGTTTTCTAGCACGGTAAATGTTCAAGGCAGTTTCGGCTTGATCTATAGTAGGGAACCTTAGATCTGTGGTATGTCCTTTATAGCCGATTTTGAATCCTTCATGTTCATTACCATGAATTTCCAGGATATTTCCATCTTCCATTGCGACAGTTTTGACCGGTAAACTGCCCGAAGCAGTCATTTCTCTAGCAGGGGTTGGATCTGGTGCTGGATCAGATTCTGTGGGATCTTCTTGAACATCTTGCCCTGACTCAGCTGTTTTTTCTAATTCCTCTTGAGTTTTTTGAATTAAATCTCTATGTTCTGTATTTTTCTGTGAAAGCATATCTAAGTATTGACGAAGATTGGCACGAGTTTTTTTGAGCATATCTTCTTCGACATTACGCATAGTCTCTTCCAATGGGGTTTGAGCAACATCAGGTTCTACTGCATCTCCGACAAAATATCCCGTGGTTGGATGTTCGGGATCGGTGGGATTTTTCAATACAGAAATCTTTTTAGGTCTAAACAAGGCCGGAAGTTGATGACTTTTATTCTGCTGGGGAGTAAGTCCATGCCGAGTAGAAACCGGACTTAGTCGGCCTTCTATGACATCTAGATTCTGTAATATGCGGGCTATGTCCATGATTTACTCTCTTTCGGTTTTGAGGAAGCTCTGTAACATCCAACGATGTTTGGCCATGGCATCCAGTCTTTCTGCAATAAAGTTTGCTATACCCTGTTGATTTTCCGATTCGGCACTTTCAAAACATCTATTCAGCAAATCTATTACAGTTTGCGTATCGTTTAGTAATTCTTCTATCATTAGTCTTGCACGGGGAATTTTCTGTTGACCCGGAACTTGACTGAGTTCTAAAAATCTCTCAAAACTGCCTGGAGTATATTCTCCTAAAGTTCTTATATGTTCGGCGTTGGTATCAATAGAACCATAAACTTCATTGTAGATTTTTCCGAAAAAATCATGCAATTGGCCAAAGTCTGAACCTTCAACATTCCAATGAA